CTCGCTGAAGGTGACGTTCGGTGTCCGGCCACAGTGGGGACAGCCGCCCCGGATCTGATACTTCCTCACGATGCACCGTTCCCGCTGACCGTGTACCCTCTCTCCCGAAGGAGCTCGACGATCATGTCCATCTCCTGATCGGTCAGCTCCGGGTCCTCGTCTCCGTCGCCCTCATCGTCCCCGGACTCGAAGCCGCCGCCACCTCCCGAGCTCATGGAGCTGAGAGAGATCCCCAGCTCTTCCAGGAGATCGTTCGCTTCCTTCCACTCCCGGAGGTGCTCCACCGGGTCCCGGCCGCGCTCGCGGATGACCTGGAAGAGAGTCTTCGTCCCTCCCTTGATCTCTTTGATGTCCGCCGGCCCTTCCCGCGTCGGATCGATCTGGCCGACCTGGGGGACGACGTGGCGGACGTCCACGTCTTCGACCCGTCCTCCCTGGAGCGCGACCGCTTCGAGCCACCAGCCCATGAGCTTGTCACAGAGCTGGGGGATCAGCATCAGAGTTTGCCAGCGCTCGATATTCCGCTGGAACTCCAGGCGCCCCATCTTCCCGGAGCTGAAGTTCACGTTCTCCAGGTCCCCGGTGAGAGCCTCGTACGAGATCCCCAGGCCGGCGGCGATCGAGCGGAGCGAAGTCTTCGAGTAATCGCCATACCCTTCGACGCTCGGCGGATCGGCGAAGCTCACATCCGTCCCCGGAGGGAGCCTCTCCATGATCCCCGGCTCGATGGTATCGATGATCTCGCCGTCTTCGTTCTCCGTCGCCCCGAAGGGAGCTCCGAGGCCAGCGCTGTAGTTCTCCGTGATGAAGCCGGCGAAGCACGCGGCGATCTTCTGGCGCACGAGCTGAGCCTCTTCATAGTCCGCGAAGTCCTGGATCCGGAGCATCACCGGAGCCAGCCACGGGATCCCCCTGGCCTGACCCGGCCGATCGGTCCGGAAGACGTGCGCCACCTCGATCGCCGAGACGAAGTCCGAGCGCATCGTCAGACGTCGGCTCCCAGGATGGTCCCGGAAGAGCCAATACCCACGGATCCGCCCGATCGGATCGTACTCGACTCCCTGAATGATCTGTCCCCCGTTCTCAGTGGGACCGTCCTTCGATTCGTCGAGGTAGTCAGGTTCGAGGACCTGGAACTGAAGAGGGACCGAGATCGGATCACTGGAGCGGCGGAAGCGCCGGCGGATGAGGACGCCGCCGGAAGAGACGATCGTCTCCATCGCGAGCGACTGGATCCCGGCGTACGTGTTCCGGCCCTCGGTGTCACACTCCGTCGTCTCCAGGTGATCCTTCGCGAGCGCTCGGATGTCGTCAGCTCTCGCGCCGTCCCGGACGAACATCGGGGCGATCCCCTTCCCGACCACGTTCGAGACGATGGCTTCGATGCCTCGGCGTGCGTGCGGATTGTTCCTCTTGAGATCCCGAGCTCCGGTCCGGAGCCGATTCAGATCCCGGTAAGAGACGACGTTCGCGTCCGCTCCGCTCCGGCGGATGGAGGCGCCCCGTCGTGTGCTGGTGGCTCCGTCGTAATAGGCTCTCGCCGCCCTGGTGGCGGCTTTCGCGGCGAGCCTCTTGTATCCCCAGGTCGGAGAGACCCAGGAGATCACGCGGTCCAGGACGTTCGGCTCGATCGTGTTCGTCTGGGTCGCCATCACTCGACTCCCTTCTCCATCTTCATCCTGATCCGCTGTCTCCCAGCGTCGAGGCCGAGATCCGCCTTCACGTAATTGATGACGCTCAGGAGCGCTTCCTTGCTCTCGAACTTCACCTCGCGGCCGTCCGCGAACGTGACGGACCGAGCCTCTTGGATGTAAGCCTCTTTCAGTCGATCGAGATCGGCTTGTGTGTATGCCATGGATTATCTCCGGGAGGGAAGGTCGCCTCGAACGTATCCCGGAGATTGTGGCTCAGTCAAGCGGGATCCCGCTCAGAGCCAGCTCCCACCGTCACGACGGCCGAAACCACCGCCGCGTCCCCCCATCCATCCGCCGCCGCCCTTCTTTTTCTTCGACTTCGACTTCCTCTTCGTCGCCGCCTCTTCCTCGCCGGCTTCCTTCATCCGGGAGAGGCCGAGCACCTCAGCCACGGCGCGAGCGTAGACCCGACCATCGAGCATCTCATTCCGGTGGCGATGCTTCTCAAACTGGCGCTTTGGGTAGCCCTTCGAGTCCGTCGTCTCCACGAGATCCTCGGCCACGAATTGCTTGCAGAGCTCTTGTGAGACCCAGGTCCCGAGGTGGATGTATCCCGGCGGAGTCTCTTCCCCGTCCGCCGGCGAGTCGAGATTGATGAAGCCGTACGTCTCCTGTTTGATGAGAGCTCCACCGACTCCCCAGAGTAGGATCCCGACGCGCTTCCCGTCGACCGTCACCTCGCTCTTCGTCGGCGAGGCCACCATCACCTTCCAGTTCTTCCAGTGGTCCCCCTTCACGAGCATCACGCGGGGATCCTGGATCGCTCGGGACCAGTCGATCACGGGTCCCTGAGCGTATCCGGTGTCGACCGCGAGGCCGGCGATCTGGAGCTCCCGCCCATCCTCGGTCTCGTACGTCGTATGGAGAAGCTCCGTCATCCCGTGCCACGTCTCGGGGTTCCACGGGTCCCCCTGGAAGACGATGTGATCGAGGAACCAGGATTCCTTCCGATGTCCCCAGGCCCAGACGAAGGCCTCGATCCGATCTTGCTGGACGTCCGCCCCCACCGTGAGGAAGACGGCGTCCTCCGGAGGGACCCCCTGACGGAGCTCCGGCTCGCGGCGATCGAAGAGCCGTTGCCACGGCGGAGCCTCTCCCCGGTCCTCGTATGTCTCGGCCATGATCTGGTTCACGAACACCTTCAGTGAGTTCGGGTCGCCGTGCTTCTCTACCCACTCGGCCGCGATCTCTCTCCAGGAGAGCCAGCCGAGCGGCGAGTACCACGACGGCAGATGGAAGCCGGCGATGAGCCCGGTCTCTTTCTGAGCTCGCCACTCGCCGGCCGGAAGGATCTCGCGCTTCGCCACCTCCGGGAAGCGCTTCTCACAGTGCCGGCACTCGTACTTCACGAGCTCCGGCTTCCCCTTCGGCCACTTCAGTCGATCGAAGACGAGGACCTGGAGCTCGCCGCACAGCGGACAGGGGACCCAGTATTCCCGCTGGTCCGAGTCCTGGTACTGGGTCTCGACTCGCGAGCGCCCCTGGATCGTCGGCGTCGACGTCACCAGGACCTTCCTCCGGTGACCGTACGTGTTCGTCCGCCGGATCGCGAGCGTCAGCGGATCCCCCTGGTCCTGGACGTCCCAGGGATATTCGTCCACTTCGTCGAGGAAGAGGTAGCGGATCGGCCGCGACTTCAGGCCGGCCGCTGAGTTCGCCCCCGTGATGATGAGGACGCCGCCGGGATACTTCTTCGTGGTGAGCGTGTTCGTCCCATCCCGGACCCACTTCGAGCCGATCCGGCGCTGGAGGCTCTCGTTTGCCTCGATCATCGGCTCGATCCGGAGCCGGCTGTAATCGAGCGCGTCCTGGACCCGAGGCTGGACCGCCAGCATCGGCCCCGGCGAGTTGTCCATGACGTACCCGATCCAGGCGTTCCCCGTCGTGGACTTCCCGAGCTGAGCTCCCCAGATCAGGACCACCACCTGGATCGGCGACGTCACGCTGAGGCATCGCATCGGCTCCCGCACGTACGGCGTCCGAGAGACCCGGTATCGACCCGGCTCCGAGCTCATCGTGTCGTCCAGGATCAGATTCCGGTCCGCCCACTCGTCGACCGTGAGCGGCGGCTCTGGAGCGATCTCTTCCCGGAAGGCCTCGGCGAGCTGGCGGTCCATCAGGTCAGGCGTCATCGAGCTCCCCCTCAGAGATCTCGGCCAGGAAGTCCCGGACGTACACCTCCATCACCGGACCCAGTTCCTCCGGAGTGACCCCCAGGTCCGCCGCCATCTCCGCCGCCACACGTCCCGGCCAGCTCAGGAGACCCTCCCGGAAGCGTGCCGCCATCTGTCGGATGGTGAAGTCGGCCTTCTCCCGCTCCACGAAGCGGCCTTCCTCGATCTCCCGCTCCCGCCGGCGCCTCAGCGCGAGCTCCACCTCTTTCTGACGCCGCGCTTCCGCCTGGGTCCAGGTGCTCGGGTCCTCCGGATCCACCGGAACGGAGTCCCGACCGTTCGTTCCGTTCCCATTCACCTCGGCCGGCATGTTCTGGACCCGGTACTTCCCCACACCGTTCGCCTTCAGCCGCTTGTCGGTGGGCTCGACGGCGACCTTCCCGGACTCCATGACGAGGTATCCATTACGCTTCCAACGTGAGACGGTGGTCGGCGTAACTTCGTGCTCTTCAGCGAGCTCCGACTGAGTGACGAGTGTCCACTTACCCACTGGAATCACCGGAAAACCTGGAGGTTTTTCGCAGCGCCGGACC